TCCCGCAACGTCGCCGTGTTCAACACGGACCAGACGATGATGGAGCGGACCAACAACGTCATCTGGCGTCCGCAGCCGTACATCTCCGTGTCCTACGCTGGCACGGACATGACGTCGAACTTCGATGACTACACCCAGCTCACCGTGCCCGCCACCATCGGCTTCGGCCGCTCGGTGCCGTGGATCATGACCGCGACCGAACTGCGCGATGCGCTGCAGGAAGGCCGTCTGGGTGACGCCGCCAAGCAAAAGCTCGCCTCCGACATCAACGTCGCCGTCATGAACGTGGCCGCGCTGCAAGGTACGCTGTTCGTCAAGCGTGCGGCTGCCGCCTCGGGCTTCGATGACGTTGCCGAGTGCGAAGCCATCATGAACGAGCAAGGCGTGATGGACACCGACCGTTACCTCGCGCTCTCGACGCGCGATTACAACGGCATGGCGTCCGATCTGGCGAAGAACACCCGCAGCTTCGGCAACGACATTTCCGACAGCGCGCTGCGTCGGGCGTTCGTGGGCCGCGTGGCGTCGTTCGACACCTACAAGCTCGACTACGCGCTGCGCAAGACCGCTGCTGCGGGTGGTGGTGGCATCCAGGTGTCCACGCTCGCCGCTGCCGGCAACTACTGGGTGCCCAGGGCCACCAGCGTGGCCGCGACGGGTGAAGTGTCCAACGTGGACAACCGCTACCAGACGATCACCGTCACCTCCAGCGCGAGCGTGGCGGCCGGTGACTCGTTCACCATCGGCGGCGTGTTCGCGGTGCATCACATCACCAAGCAGAGCACGGGCCTGCTGAAGACGTTCCGCGTCATCAGCGTTCCGGCCGGCGGCACGAGCCTGGTGATCTCTCCCCCGATCATCTCCAACCAAGGCGGCAGCGATGCCGAGGCCCAGTACCAGAACGTGACCATCCCGACCCCCTCGGCCACCTCTCCGGTGGTGTTCCTGAACACCGTGACGGGCTTCATGAACCCGTTCTGGCACAAGGACTCCATCGAGATCCTGCCGGGTCGCTATGCGGTGCCGAGCGATGCCGGTGCTGCGGTGATGCGTGCTTCGACGGACCAGGGAATCGAGCTGGTGATGACGAAGCAGTACGACATCGACACGATGAAGACGAAGTACCGGCTGGACACGCTCTACGGCGTCGTCAACAAGCAGCCGGAAATGTCTGGCATCGTCATGTTCTCGCAGACCTGACGCCACGCGGGCCGGTTAACACCGGCCCGCATCGCAACGAAACGAGGTACACAAAATGGCCTACGCAACCATCCAGCCGCAAGGCAACGCTACCGTCGTCCTGACGGCCAACCAGCGCATCGTCGTGCAGACGCAGGGCGTCGGGCAGGTTTACCAAGTCGTCGGTTATCCCAACTACCCGACGCAGAACAGCCTGCTGCAGAGCGTCAACAACACGACCTACACCTCCTCGGCGTTCGCCAACGGGGCCACGGTCTACATCGAGGCCGGCGACTTCCCGGTGTTCTACGAGGTCGGCACCAGCCCGCATGTCAGCAATGACGGCGACTGGAACCTCCAGAACGATCCTATCGCTCTGGACGCCACCGGCAGCCTGACCGCTGCGATGATCCTGGGCGGCATCGTGACCTCCACCACGGCATCTGCCGTGACGGCCACGCCTCCGACCGGCACCGTGCTGGACGCGGCGACCACGTTGGCCGTGAATGACTCGGTGGACTTCGCCGTGATCAACACGGGCGGCGCGAACACCTTCACGATCTCCGTGGGCGGCGGCGTGGCGGGTTGCACGCTGGTGGGCAGCATGGCGGTTGCCGCGTCGAGTTCGGGCATGTTCCGGGCGCGCAAGACGGCTGCTGCGACGTACACGATCTACCGCATCGCGTCCTGATCGGTAAGCTGAGGCATGACGCGGGCGGTGGTCTGAGGCTGCCGCCCGCGTTTTTACATCGGGAGACTAGGATGCCGTTGAAGAAGGGCTACTCGCAGAAGTCGATCTCGGCCAATGTGTCGAAGGAGATGAAAGGTGGCAAGCCGCAGAAGCAGGCCGTCGCAATCGCGCTGAACACGGCGCGCACGGCGGCCATGAAGGCCGGAAAGCCGAGCAAGGGGCCTGCGCCGAGGGCGAAGAAGTGAAGACGCCTCCCGGCCTGTACGCAAACATCAACGCCAAGCGCAAGCGCATCGAGGCCGGCTCGGGCGAGAAGATGCGCAAGCCTGGCGCGAAGGGCGCACCGACCGCCGCCGCGTTCCGTGAGTCGGCCAAGACCGCCAAGAAGGGCAAGAAGTGAGCGACCAGATCCTCGTCTACCGCAGCCCCGGCCCGCACTGGGGGCCTCCGGGCACGACCTACGACTGCAAGGGCGTGGAGCCCGAGGAACTCGCGCAGGCCGTTGCCGATGGCTGGCACGAGTCGTTTCTCGCGGCGGTTGGCCTGGAGCCCGTGAGCGCGCCGGCCGAGCCCGCTCCCGAACCCACCGACAACGCCCCGCCGACCCGTGCCGAGATGCTGCAGCAGGCCGGCCTGCTTGGCATCAGGGTGGATCGTCGCTGGAACGACGAAACGCTGCTGGCGAAGATCAACGCGGCGATGGCCGCTTCTGTGGCGCAAGCCGACGACGACCCGATCTGAGGACCGAACCATGATCTACGGACCATTCGCACCGCGCTACGGCGCTGGGCAGACCATCGCAACGTCTGGCGTCTCGGCGTCCACGACCATCGGCTACGGCAGCAAGTGCTTGCGGCTGATGAACCTCGACAGCACGAACGCCATCCATGTGCGCGTGAGCATCGGCACGAGCACGGCCACGACCGCCGATCTGATGCTTCGCCCGAACCAGACGATCATCATCCAGAAGGACCAGGACTTCGACACCGTGGCGCACATCGCTGCGGCCGGTACGCCGAACCTGCGCGTTGAGCCCGGCGAGGCTGGCATCTGAGGTCGGCATGAGCTACACCAAGCGCCAATTCGTGGAGGAAGCCTTCGCAGAACTCGGCATGGCGAATTACACCTTCGACCTCCAGCCGCAGCAGCTCGACACCGCGCTGCGCCGGCTGGACGCGATGATGGCGACTTGGAACGCCAAGGGCATCCGGCTGGGCTATCCGCTACCCAGCAGCCCGCAGGACAGCACGCTCGACACCGAGACGCAGGTGCCCGACAGCGCGAACGAGGCCATCGTGGCGAATCTGGCGATCCGCATCGCGCCGCAGTACGGCAAGACGGTGCAGATCGACACGCGCACGACGGCCAAGCTCGGATACGACACCCTGCTGGCTCGAGCCACGTTCCCTGCCGAGCAGCAGTTCCCCCGCACGCTGCCGCTGGGCGCAGGGCAAAAGCCGTGGCGCTACGACACGCCGTTCATGCCGGGTCCGGTCGATCCGGTGCTGGCTGGGCCGGATGGCCCCATCGAACTCTACTGAGGCTGCATCATGCCGCTCATCAATCAACTCCCGGTGGTTTCGCAGCTCTCCAGCGGCGACCAGATCGCGGTCTACAACACCGCCAACGGCGACGCCAGGCGGTCGAGCCTGAACACGCTGCTGCAGTTCTTCCAGCAGACGTTCGCCGCGCCGACGATGGCAACGAGCCTGTACGTCCCCACGACGGGCTTCTCGATCTCGCTGCCCACGCCCACCACGCAGGCGCTGTGGGTGCTGCTGCAGCCTGCGGGCACGCTGGCCACCGGCACGATTACGCTGCCGCTGAACACGGGCGTGGCTGACGGCACCGAGATCCTGCTCACGACCACGCAGACCATCACCGCGCTCACCGTGGCCCTGAACGGGGCGACGGCGGTGTACGGTTCTCCCACGACGCTTGCGGCCGGCGGGTTTGCTCGGCTGCGCTGGTACGCCGCGACGAACTCGTGGTATCGCATCGGGTAAGCGATGGCGAAGACACCGGCCTGGCAGCGCAAGGAAGGGCAGTCGGCCAGCGGCGGCTTGAACGCTAAGGGCCGCGCCTCCGCACGCTCGGAGGGCATGAACCTCAAGCCCCCGGTCAAGTCAGGCGACAACCCACGCCGAGCAAGTTTCCTCGCCCGCATGGGCAACATGCCGGGGCCTGAGCGCAAGGACGGCGAGCCCACGCGGCTGCTGCTGTCTCTGCAGGCCTGGGGTGCGTCGAGCAAGGCAGACGCACGGGCGAAGGCCAAGGCGATCTCGGCGCGGAACAAAGGAAAGAAGTAGTCATGGCCAACGTCAAAATCTCCGCGCT